TATCGTCTGCTGAGACACACGAGGAGTGTCACAGGCTATCTGTGTATGTGGATGCCGACATACAGCGTGAAGACAATCAAGAAATGATGTGTATTAAGCTTGATCCTCTAAAGCTCTCATACGGGCCACAAGACGCTTCGCTCGATTGGTGACTTGATCATACCATCTGGAATCGACCATAGCGTCGGCTGCGGCGTTCCATGACCTTGCGTTTACAGCCGCCTTCATGTCCTTGAATTTTGACAGGCGCGGTCTTCCCATATTGAACATCATATTTGCAATGATCAACTGCACCTCTTCTGGCAGATCGTCAAAGTCTGAATACAGAACTTTGCAGTCATCTATCATCACCGCACAGTCACGAGCAAACAGGTGGCGTACACGTTCATCGCTAACAACGGTGCCGACAGGCTGCCCATGCTCATCGTCACCTTCTACAATGAGGTGGCCGATTCCACAGGTGGGTAGTGCTAAATGATCTAAATAAATGATGTGCTGCCCATCTTCGTTAAGCTTCACACCTTCATCGTCGGCAATCTCTTGCCGGAGTTTATCCATGTCCATTAGAGTAATCCTGCTGTTGCGCCACGAATGCCAAGCGCCCTTGCTACTTCGGGATTGTTTGTGGCCATTTGACGAATATTTGCACCGGGCGTTGCGTCAGTGGTAATTGACGGAACCTGTACATTTGTTCCGGTTGCTGGAGCTATGTCCGGCGTTAATGGTTGCGTTACGTCTACAGATCCAATGCCAGATGCAGTGGATGGTGTGGTGATTTGCGTCACACGATCTGTAAGTCTATTGCCGAGCGCCTCCACTTCACGAGCCGTGTTCTTAGCACCTTCATCTGCAAGTTGCGCTGATACTTGTGGCACGGGCTTAAACAAACCGTTTACGACTGTGCCTATAAAGTTTGCACGCTCTTCTACTGGCATGCCTTTACTAAGTTTATAAGCATCATCAATTTGTTTCACAGCGCCACTTCCGTCAAATATCTTGCCGACTAAGAATAGACGAGAAATACGACCAATTTGACTCATAAAGTTTACAGTTATGCTATTAGCCACAAGATCAGAAGTAGATGCGTCTTTGGACAAGGTTTTCATTATGCGTCCAAATTCTCTGACATCTTGAGCTATTTCTTTGCCGAGAAGGATATCCAGCTTTTGATTTTTGTCTCTTTTTGCAATGCGACCAGCAAGCCCCGCTAAATCTTGAGCGTTTACTGTAGCCCCCATGCCTTCAAAAATGTCGTCAAGAACTGCGCCTCTAATGCTGGCAATGGCTTGTTCATTGCCGCTGCGCTCAAAAGAATTCATTATTGCCCGGATTTCTTTTTTCTTCGCGTTAGGTGCGAGGAATAGCTCTAAAGCTTCATCAGCTTCCAAGGTTCCGTCATTAAGTTTTTTAAGTAATTGAGGTTTACGAACAGCACTAAAGCTCTGGGCAGCATTTAAAGCGCTTCTCATTCCGGCTACCACTGATTGATCTAAACCGGCCTCAAAAGCATCATCCAAAATTTTCTGGTTTACTTTGCCAATGGAAAGATTGTCCATCTGTTTAGCTACAGATCTGATTCCGGCAAGTTGCTGCCCGAACAATTCTTCGCCTGTTTCTCCAAGATCATCAATCGCTTTAATTAATTTGTCAGGGTTAAATAGAGATGGATTGGCTGTGTCGAAACCGCTGTTCTTCAAAGTTGTTCTCATCCACTCTTTAGCAATAGACCCTTTGATTGCTTCATATTGCGGCCCAGTACCCAAAGCGGCACGAAGATTCTCTAAAGGTTTTTTGTTTCCATTCTTTATAAGTGACATGCCAAATCCAGCAAGATTTGACGGTGATTCGCCTCGCCGCAAAGCTGCCACTAAATTCTTTCCTGTTGTCGCGGCTTCGATGCTTTCAAATTTTTTCATTCCTTCATTATAGAATTTACGGGCATCTGGGATGCTGTCAGACGCGGCCTTGAGCGCTTTTACACTTTCAGTCCCAAATCTTTTGCCGATGCCTTGTGCGAGAGTTTCGATATTAGAAGACGTAAGAATGTTGTCCAAAGCAGCAAGAACATCTTTCTGCATCTGATATTCAGTGCCAAACTTCTTGGGCGCTGCATACATTGCTCTAGCGAGATTTTCACGATTTTTGTAAATCGTGGTAAAGCTTGCTTTATTGCCAAGTTGACCAATTTGATCAGCAAGGCTGTCTGCCATAGATTTAGCACCGCTATCCACTCCACCAATAGCCACTTGCCCATATTTTTGTTGGAAGCTATCAGCAAGTTCTTTCAAGCTATTGGTCGGAAGGATGTCCGCTTGTCCAATGGACTTGCTCATAACATCGTCAATAAGCGAGAAGTTAGCTGTATTAACTTCTTCAAAAGCTTTGAAAGAGTCATTAACTAACGAGAACAATTGATCGTCTAACGCTTTGTTTTCTCTGAGGCTGCCCGTAACAGATTTCACGGAATCGTCTAACTGGCTCATGATAGATGATCTTGCATTAGCCGCAGCGCTGGAAAGTGCTTGACCGGTTAAAGCTTGAGCCTCAAGCAGAAAGTCTCCAGCTAATTGTCCCTGTGCTGCATCTACAGCCTCATTAATTACCTGATTGTATCTATCCAGATCCACCTTCATCTGTGTGGAGTTCTTTTGCATGCGAGGACTGACGCCAAAAACAGATTCTGAAACTTGTTCTAGTTTTGCAGCGAGTGGAGAAATTCCCATAGCTCGTTTTGTGGGCTGATATTTGCGATTAATAGCCAAACCAATATCATCTAGTTGCTGCCCACCCTCTTGTATGACACCCGGTTTGGGAGATAATAACTTAAAAGCAACAAACGGAGCGCCAAACAGAAGCTCACTTCCACCTGCAATTGCAGCCTCTTTAGCTGTGTCTCTGGCTATTTCACCAGCCGTCTGCTTAGAAACGTCAAATAAACCCTCAATGCCCTCTTCAAAAAGATTTCCAGCAGCAGCACCTGTAGCTGCCCCTAATGCACCAGCAGCAAGCATTCCGGGCGCTCCACCCGGAGCGCCAAGAGGCGCAGTTTTTACAGCGCCTACAATGGCACCAGTTACCTCTGGCGCAATACCAGCGAAGTCCGCAAAGTCATAACGACTGAAGCCCTCTTCATCTATGAGAACGTTCTTGTCAGTCTCCATGCCAGTCTTGGCGGCACCAGTTGGCGTTAGCGCAAGTCTACCACGACGATCTCTTGTAAAGTCTTCTGAGGAGAACCCAGCCCGTGCAAGAATCGCATCTTCTTCATCTGCTGTTTCAGCCGCTGATAGAGCGGCACGAAGTTTGCCGCTTTTAACGCCGGTTTTTGTGTCGAAAGAATCTTCTTCTTTTTGAGCCAGTTGAGACTGATCTCCTCCAAGGCCACTCAAGATTTCTCGAATAGCTTTTGCTTCACCAGAGCTAGGGCGATCTCCAGATATTTCAAATTCTAGAATTTGGCCGTTAGGAGCCGCTACTTCGATAACCGACATAAATACTATCCTTTAAGGACGTAACGAGGATTCCCAGTTGGTCCTTTTGTCAAAGTGTAGTTGGGAAGAAAATCATCTGTAAAGTCGTCATCTTCACCAAGATTGTATTCCATATATTGACCCGCTGGCTGGCCCATTTCAATCAAACTTCTCTTGAAGTCAGAATGATCTCTTAGTCTGGCTTCAAACATCTCTTCAAGGTTTTCAACTTTTGCAATAATTTCTTGCGAAGATACTGCTACATTTCCAAGAAGGGACTGCTCAAGATACCCCAAATTCTTTTCAATGATGGCAACATCTCTGTCAGAAATAGCATTGCCAGCCTCGCCGCCTGTTAGGAGTCTGCGGAACTGAGTCAACATTTTTCCAACAGCCGCCTTATATTCGGCTTGTTTGTTGTCTACCTCACCTGAATATGGAACAGAGAAAACACCTTCACCAACTAACTGAAGTGTATTAAACAAGTTCTTATATCCAGTAATCTCTCCAGATGCCGCGATTTCTTTCATTCTTTGTGCTGTCTCAAGACCAGAAGACGATCCTCTAATCATGCTGTCCACTGTACGCATAGCACCTTTAGGATTTATAATTTGGAATACATTTGTATCACCAACTTGTTGCGCTTGGACTTCGAACTTATTTTTGTCAAAACCGCCAACAAGTATTTTCTTTGGCTCTCCAAGTTTTCCAGCGTTAGCAAGACTTTCAGTGCTTGCACGTTGATTAGCTGCAAGCTCTTGAAGCCTACGATCTTCAAGCTTTATAGTTCCCTTCAATTGTTCAACGGCAAGCTGAGTATCGCGGTCATAAGCCTTGTCAGAAAGCTCTGCAATACGATCAGCAATCTTATTGCGTCTTGAAATTGCTGTAGTAATATCGTTTGCACGTTGTTGAAGAGCAAACTTACCAGCAGCGACTTGACCAGCCTTTGCCTCTTTCTTAGCAGCGGCAACAGCAGGCAACGCTTTCTCACCAGCGCTACCAACGGCACTTAGCATTTCACCTACATCAAAACCCTTACCAGCTTTGTTCTGCATAAGAGCCAAACCAAAAGCCATCAACGCTGTGCTGTTATCTACTTTGCCAGATGTATCAATGCCAGTAGCATCAGAAAATTGTTTTTTGTAATCATCTATTGAACCGACATCTGATTTTTGCCCTAAAGCAGCTAAATAGGCATCCATTCCTGATTTAAATGCTTTTTCTGCGGGAGATTCATCGGGGTCATCAGAATCAGTGGGAAATTGAGAAACACTGTCATAGTCTACTGCGCCTAAAGCATTGCCATCTGCATCTGTCGTAGAAGTGCCATCGCCCCCTGCTCCACTGCCACTCGCCGCTCCTTCTTCCGCATCAGCAGCACTAGCTGCCGCATTAGCGGAGCGATAAGCCATTGTATTCATCGGGTCTTGAGACATGACATCTTTTTGTGCATTTATAAAAGATGCCGCAAATCCAGCGTCTTTGTTTGGGTCATAGTCCATAAAGGCTTTGAAAGCATCCATATTAGGCATGTCAAAGTCCAAGCCGCCGGGACCAATGTCAGGGTCAAGACCCTGCGCTCGTGCAGCCGCTTTAGCGTCCCGCACTTGAGCCGGACCTCCCGGCCTTGGTGCGATAGACAACATGCCGAGAAATTCATCAAGTGATTCTTGGCCTCTTGGGGTAAGAATGGAAAACCCTGCCGGATCATCGGTAGTAATAAAAGAAGGCGTTAAATCAGGAGCGCCAGTCACAGGAACTTCACTCATGCCAACCGACCCCGGAACAGGAGAAACGTCAGTAAGACTAAAGTTGCGAGGCAATATTTTATTGTTTTGCCCAGACAAATCAATGGCCTGACGTATGCCAGATCGTCTTGGGTTAACGCCAGCACCTAACAATGATGAGGCGTCTAATCCTCTGTCTAAAAAATCAAACGGTGAGACTTGTCCGATACCAGAGCCTTTTGTTGGTCTAATCGCCATCATGCGCTCCTATTTAGACTGATTGCCAGACTGCACACCCTGAAGGGCAGTGTAAGCACCCACACCAGCTAAGAACGGATTAGTGCTTGGCGTAACCGCTGTTCTAAATGTGCTGGCAAGATCAGCACTTGGCGAACCTTTAAGCATTTGTTGGCCAAGTTGAATTCGCGTGAACGGCTCTTGCGCTTGCTGCAACTGATTCTGCCGCTGTGCCTCAAGAACTTGCGACTGATAGTTACGACCTATTTCTCCAAGAGATGTAAGCATGCCAAGGTCAGCGCGGCCAAGCTCTGAGCCTACACGGCCAATGTCAGCCATTGTGGCTCCAAGGTTGCCATATGCAGAGCCAATGCCACCCATGAGTTTTGCGGCGTTCTGAGATGCTGTGAGGGCTGTATCAAAGCCTTTGCGTTGAGCCTCACCAATCGCTGCAAGCCTACGGCCTTCTGCCTCGCCCTCTTGCGCTCCGTAACGTGAACCACCAAATGCGCCAACACGATCTGCTTGTGCGGCCATTTTCTGACGACCCATCGCTGCTTGACGATTGATTTCGTCAACCACAACATCTTGATATGGGTTCATGTACATATCTACAGCAGCGCGTGGGTCTGCCAACATACCAAGGCCACCAGCCAAAGCACCAGAACCGGCAGCAGCTTGACCTCCTGCGCCTCTGATAAATGGCGCGTATGAGCCAAACATCTCTGGTGCAAGTCGCAGTGCTTCTTGTTGCAGAGGATCAAGCCCAGCGACTTGGAACTGAGGAAGACCAAGAGCGCTATCCAACAAACCTTTGGAGGTTTGTTTGTCGCCATCAAAAGTACCAAAAGCGGACTGTAAAAGCCGCTTTTCTAATCCTTCAAGGTACGGCGCTAATCGCTGTACGGATTCAACGGTTTGGACTGCCATCACGCCATCCTTTCAAAAGCATCCATAAGCTCATATTGAGCCTGAATGCCCATTCTTGCAGCTTCATCTTTATTTTTTGCGCCCATCATCTTGCCCAAGCCTTCATTGGCGTCTCTGGTGTGAACAAACTCACCAGCCAGTAACAAGGCAGGAACATCATCTTTTGTCCCTGACCCTTCGCTTGGATCAATGCCGCCATTGCGACGAGGGAAGAAGTCTGGCTCTCCACCAGCCTTCATGTATTGGATGCCGCCAAGTTGGCCGCCGGGGCCGCCCTCACCAAATGGCCTGCGTTCATATGAACCTTGTGGCTCTTCTTCATCACCAGCAAGCAACTGCGCGACAAGGCCAGCAGCAATGCCTTCACCCATCTGTGTATTCAGTAATTTGAACAGTAGGTTACCTTCTTTTTCGCCAGCGAGGTTCAGACTACGAAGAAGCTCACCACTCATGGTTAAATCTTTTCCAGCATCAAGCGCCTGTCCTTTGCCGATCACAGACGCAATGCCTGTTCCTCCGCTCGTATTGGCTGGTGTTGTGGTGGCAATTTGATTTGTTGGTGTTGGGGCAGTCCCAGTTGTTAAAAGAGGATTGCCTTGCGAAGCCTGAGTCGCTTGTGCCGCTTCTGTGCCAAATCCATCCATGATGCCGCCACTGAGTCCGCCAACAAGAGCGTCACGAAGCGCATCTTTAGGTTTGCGGCCAAATGCTAATGAGCCAATTCCTGTGCCAAGAGCGGAACGAATGAATGGATTTTGGATGCTTGATAAAAATGGCAATCCACCGACCATGGGGCCAAGAACGGCGGGAGCAGCAATTTTTAAAATATCTTTTAATTTCATATCACGAAACCGATACTGTTACTGACCCTAACGACGTTGTTGCGGATGCACTATCAGGAACCGCTGTATCCAGTAGCGAAATCTTAACATCATTGCCAATTCTAAACAAGGTTCCGACCTCTAGTCCAGAATCTGACGTTGGCATTTCTGTAAGAACTGTTTTGGTAGCTCTTCCTTCACCCGGATTTTGTACAATATCTACGAAAAAACCCAAGGCTCTTATTAGATCATCCATATGCTCCTGCGTATAAGTTTCAGGCGCGTCAGGAAATCTTGGGAAATTTATTA